TATCGGGGCACGGCTGGACACGATCCCCAGGATCGGCACCAACAGCATGCCCGAGGCAGTCGAGCGACCGGAGCAGAACGCATTCCTGCAGCACTGATGGGCGACATCTGCTCGGAACTGGAGGCGTGGCTTCCTGGTGGCACCGGCAGGCGCGGCAGCTACGACGATCTGCGCGATCTGGTGCTGCGCGCCCGCGACGAAATTCTGGCGTTGCGGGCAGGGCTAATGACACCAAGGGAGGTATCGGCGGAGGAGGCGACATGGATGCAGTGCGACCCATCACAGGTGGCAGCAATCCGCGCCGAGGCGTTGGAGGAAGCAGCGCAGGAAGTGGTTCGCGTCTATGAAAGTCCACCAGATTATGTCCTGTCGATAGCTGAACGCATTCGCGCGCTGACATGAGCAGCCTGCTGACCATCCTCAATGCGTTCGCATTCAGCTTCATGCTGACATCCACCGTCCTCAACTGGTGGAGCTATCGCCAATACAGAAAGCTGAACATGCTGCTGCTGGACATCTGCGTCAAAGCTTGGATGATCCGGCATGGGCCGATCTGGCAGCCATGGGCCGACTACACGCAGCAGGATCTCAAGGTCATACCGGTAAAGCGTGGCCACCAGGCCGATCAAGACTGAGCTGCTGGCATCTGCCAGGGAGATCGGCTGGCTGACCGACATGATGCGCCAGCTGCTCGATCACCGCGCATCGGCGGTGCAGGGAGCTGTGCTCGCTGACCTGACAGCGATGTGGCTGGCGCGCCACGCCGAGGAACGCAGGGGCGAGCTGCTGCGAAACTACCTCCAGACGGTGCATCAGCTGACCCCGATCAATGCGCGGATGCTGCGTCCTCATCGCGCTGCTTAGCTATCCCGCCCACGCCGTGTCGCTGGTCGAGCTCTATTCGCCAGGCGCGCAGATCGTCTTCATCAATCCGAACCAAGTATCGAGCCTGCGCATCCCGCGCAGTGCCAAAGACTTCGCCGCCGGCACCAAATGCGTGGTCATCCTGAGCAATGGCAACATCATCAGCAGCGTTGAGACATGCCAGGTAGTGGCGAAGCGGCTACGCTAGCCGCTTGCAAACGGACTATCGTCCAATCGGAATACGTGCCGCTATGGCTGCGGGTATTAACCAGCCCCTCGCTGTCCTCATCCTGGCCACCTCTGCGAACGGACGATTGTAGCGTAACCCGCAAATGAGCTCTACCGAGGCGATGCCCACCGGCTGGGCCAATACCGTTGCCCAGTCGTCCAATCCGTTCCTCACGGCCATCCAGCGCTACAGCCGTGCCCCCATCGCATTTGTCCGCGAGATCCTCAATGCGGAACCAGACCCCTGGCAGCTGGAAGTATTAAGAGCGCTGGCGAAAGGCCATACCCGTGTCGCGATCCGCTCAGCGCATGGTGTCGGCAAAACCTGCTGTGCGGCATGGATCATCACCTGGTTCTGCAATACCAGAGCGCCCTTTAAGTGCGCGATCACCGCGCCATCATCGCCGCAGTTATTCGACGCGTTATTTCCCGAGCTCATCAAATGGTATCAGCGCCTGCCGCCCGCCTGGCGCGCATTGTGGGACATCACGGGCGATCATCTGACCCTCAAATCGGACCAGGAGTGCTTCATCACGGCAAGGACCAGCCGAGCCGACACGCCGGAAGCGATGGCAGGCCTCCATAGCTCCAATGTGCTGCTCGTCGCCGATGAGGCATCCGGCATCCACGAGGCGGTATACGAAGCCGCCGGCGGATCGATGTCGTCCGCAGGTGCTGTCTCAGTGCTGATCGGCAACCCGACCCGCTCAACCGGTTTCTTTTGGCGCTGCCACATGATGGAGGCGCACCGCTGGTTCACCATGAAGGTGAGTGCGTTCGACAGCCCCAGAGTATCGCAGGCCTGGATCGACGAGATGGCCGAGCGCTACGGCACCACCTCCAATGCCTACCGGATCAGGGTTGAGGCCGAATTTCCTCGCGCTGACGACGACACGCTGATCAGTGCCGAGCTGGTCGAGAGCGCCATGCAGCGCGACGTGCCGATGGACCTCGAGGCGGCGATGCTGTGGGGGCTCGACTGCGCCAGGTTCGGCACCGACGCATCGGTGCTGATCAAGCGCAAGGGCTACATCGTGCCGGAAATGCCCAGACGCTGGTATGGCTGGGACACTATGCAGATCGCGGGTGCGGTCAAGGCCGAGTATGACCAGACGATCACCGACAAACCCAGCATCATCTGCATCGATAGTATCGGCATCGGCTCAGGCGTGGTCGACAGATTGCACGAGCAAGGCCTGCCAGTGCTTGGCATCAATGTCGGCGAGATACCGTCCAACAAGGCACAGTATGTGCGGCTAAGAGATGAGCTGTGGGCGCGCCTCAAGGAATGGCTCGCGACCCGCAGATGCCGCCTGCCCAGAGATGACCGCCTCAGAGATGATCTGCTGGCTCCCCGCTACAGTTTCGCCAGTGACGGCAGGCTGCAGGTGGAGAGCAAAGACAAGATGCGCAGCCGCGGCCTGCCCAGCCCAGACAGCGCAGACGCACTCATGCTGACCTTGGCCGAGCAAGGCCTGATGACGACATCCGAGGCAGCATCTGGCCTGTTCAGCCAGGCACCAGTGATGGGACCGATCCTCGGCTGCGAAGTGTGAACGTCATCACGCTGCAGCTCGGCGGCGCAGTCACGCTGCTGCTGCAGCCGCCACCACCGGTCACCGCATTAATCACGGCATCATTTCTAGGCTTCACAGCGGAGGGGAAAGACATGGCATACACGCTGCCGGCAGACATGCAGATTGCGCTGCAGGTGACCTACGTTGATGCATCGGGCAACCCGGCATCGGTCGATGGCCCGATCACCTGGGAAACCTCGAATGCCGCGATTGCCGCGATTGCGGTATCGCTCGACGACAGCAGCATCTGCACGGTGTTAGCGCCTGGCGCATTGGGCACGGCACAGATCAGCTGCACCGCCGACGCTGACCTCGGTGCAGGGGTGCGCAGCCTGATCACCACGATGTCGATCACCGTGGTCGCGGGCGAGGCGGTGGCCGGGATAATCAGCCCGGTGGGCGATCCTGTGCCGACATGAATATGAAGACCGGCCATCGCCAGCTGGAGATGATCGCTCTGCTGCGCGCCAACGGGCCGATGACCCGCAAGGAAATCATGGCCGAGATGTATCTGACAAATTTCTGGTCCGTCATGGACAGCCTGATGCGGCGTGGCCTGATCGCCCACGACAACCACGATCCGCAACGCTACTGGCTGCGTAAAAATGGCGCTGCTTGACGACGACACCACCCAGCAGCCCAACCCGCTGCTTGGTGCGCTTGCGCCGCCGCAGGGCAATGCGCTCGGCGATCTGTATCGCCGGCTGTTCGGCCCCAGTGACAGCATCAGCCCGATCTGGCCCACTTCTAACCCGACCGGCACCGAGCGCCTGGTCGACTACCGCGGCTGGGACACCGCGACGCCGCAGGCACCAGCAGATATCAGCCAAACCCACGCAGCTCTCGCGCAAGATCCCAATGTCGGCAACATATTGCCGATCAGATACAATGATCAGGGTGTCACTGGGCTCGCAGTTCCCAACATGCTGCGCGGCGCAGCTCAGGGTGCCTATGACCTGAGCCAAGGCCCAAGATTGGGCGGCATGACGCCGGAAGCGACCATGGCACTCGCCTCCACCGTCGACCCGCTGGCCCGCTACGATCCCGATACGCTGGCAGCGCTGCGCGTCGCCACCAGAGCCGGCAACATCGCCAGAGTGGAGGCCCGCGGCGCAGGCAACGTCACCTCCGATGTCAGCCCAGCTCTGGGACGCGCGATCGGCGGGCTGCTCGACGAGCACCTGGCGCAAGGGGGAATACCGCTCTACGGGGGCCGCGGCACCGAAGGCACCGACATTGTCGTGACATTGCCGCCTGGCGTGTCGTCCGCTGCCGAGCTGCAACGGCGGCAGCAGGCGATGGTCGATCGCGCTACCGCCATGACGCAGAATGTCGCGCCAGGCACCACGCCGCCACGCTACTGGTATCAGGAGGGAGCTGGCGCGATCCATGCCGCGACCGGCCAAGATCCCGAGGCGAGCCAAAGGCTGGCCAGCTCGCTCGCCATCACATCGCCGCAGACCGATGTCGCCGGCAACGCCAATGCCGCGGTGAATGCCTGGAACCAGAGCCTGCTCGGCCAGGACATCGCGGTGAAGATGGCACCGCAGAATAGAGCTCTGGAAGAGACGCTCTACGGCAGTTTCGTCCCCGAGAGCAGAAAAACCGGGCCGTTCGCCGAGAACCACATGCGCTACATCCAGCCCGAGGTGGGCAACAACCTCACCAACGACATCTGGCAGATGCGCGACGCCGGCTATACCAGTTTCAACCGGGCCGGCGATCCAGTGCCCTATTCCGGCACGCCCACCGTCGGCGAGGACAACTACGTAAGAATGATGGTCGATCGAGCCACCAGACAGCTCAACGCGACCGGTGTCGACGGCGGCGGCTGGACACCGGACCAGGTGCAGGCGGCGCTCTGGGTTCACGCCAAGACCACGCAGGAAACCGGCGCGGCATTCCCGGCGAACTTCAATTTCAAGAATGCGCTGGAGAGATTACAGGCCGGTCAGACGAATGCGCATTTCGGCGGCCCCACACTGGTGCCAGGCGACGCCGCCAGCCAGGCGCAGTTCCACCAGGCGATCCAGCCGATCATGTCGGACGAGAACGGCAGAGACATCATCAACGCCGGCCTAGGGATGCTGACGCCGCCCAATGTGCCAGGTGGGGCGATGGTGTCGATGACCGCCGACGGCATCAAGGACAGCTCGCGCGCGCTGATGGACGCCTCCACCTTGACCCGCGCCATGCTGCTGCGCCAGCCCGACGCGCTCTGGACCTCCCACCCAGACGTTGCCGGCCTGCCGTCGATCGCCAATGCCAATGTGGTGCTGTCGCACAGCTCCGATCCCGCCGAGCACGCGCTGCAGCTCAGGATGGCACTCGACCATGCAGGCGGCGGCTTGGAAAACTCAGTGCTGCAGCAGGCCCCCGGTGGGGTGCGGATACTGAACGTCAACGAGCGCACCGGGCTTGATAATCGGACATTCCAATCGGGGGTGCGAGACGCTATATCTGGGGCCGGCATTCCAGCCGATTTGAGACGAGCGAGAGCAGATTATGGCTATTTCACCCACGATTGGACCTCGGACCCCACCGGCTCCAGCTATGTCCGCGCCATCGGCCAGCTCCCCGCCAACCTTCAGCGGGCTAGCGACCAGCTCGTCGCCAACCTTGGAAGCCGCATTGATGCGGCAGCATCCCAAGTATCTGGCAGGCCGAGCACACCTGGCCCGTGGGGGCAAGCTGGGTTCGGCCAAGCCGTAACGCCAGCCCAGCTGCCGCTCCGGCCATGGCAGCAGCGACCATCGCCAGGTGGACCCGGCAGTGTCTTGCCTGGCTTGCTGGGGATCGGACAATGAGCGGACAGACCGGCGCACCGACCGAGTATCTGATGGCGGCATGGGTGGTGAACCCGACGCCCGACAGCTTTACCGAGATGCAGCACCAGCTCGACGGGCTCGCCGCCGACGGCTGGGAGCTGGTCACGGTGAATGCCGGCGTCGCCTACTTCAAACGCCTGGCGGGTGGAGCTCCACCTGCCTAGGCAAGCGCATCGATCCGGCGGGTAACCTCATCCTCGCCTAGGCATAGCCACGCCTGATCCTTGAATGCGTGGCTGGCGAATGCCGCCTTGGCCACATCCATGCCGACGCCCATCCGGCGCGCCTCACTCTTGCAGCTCGGCCAGAGGATCATGAGGTCCATGCGCCGCTGCTGAGCCCACCACAATCCGAGTAACCACCGCATGAGTGCATCCATCCCCGGCTCGACCGTCGGTGCCAGCCTGCCGCCGGCCATGGCAGGACCGCAAGCCCAGCAGCAGCTGCCAGCTCGCATCCCGCCGCTCCCCAACCTGCCAGGACTGATCCCGCCAGGCCTCAGACCCACCGGCATGCGGCTCGGCTCCGAGCAGGCGCTGATGATGCTGCGCAAGGTGCCGCGCGACATCATCCAGCGCGACGAGGACCAGGATCTGCCGGCGCAGCTCCGCGGCTACGCCGCCGGCCTCAGACCCGCTGTGCGGCCGCCAGGTGCCCAATGGCAGCAAGAAATCATCTATGAGAAACTTGGTAAAAGTGACGACGAGATCGAGGAAATAGCCCGCTATTATTTCAGAATAGCGCAAAATTATGACATGTATCTGTCGCGCGACAGAATAACCGCAAGCCAGTATTACGCAGGCCGACCGTTCGGCAATGAAGATCCCGGCAGATCGCAGCTCGTCATGACGGTTGTGCGGGACACCATCAGGGCGACGCTGCCGTCATTGCTGCGGATCTTCACTGGCGTGGAAGACCCGGTCAGCTTTGAACCGGTTTCCGCGGACATCACCGGCAATGACCAGCTCGCCACGGCGCTGAGCCGCCAAGCCACCGACTATGCCAGGTGGGCGCTATTCACGGCCAATCCCGGCTGGCAGATCCTGCACGACGCGCTCTTAGATGCACTGACCAGAAAAGCCGGGTGGATCAGGTGGAGCTGGGGCAAGAAGCAGTCGATCCGCACCGAGGTGTGCGAAGGGCTGCTGCTGCCGCAGCTGCAGCTCCTGTTATCGGAGCCTGGCACCGAGACGCAGCGCCTGGTGCGCCGCCCGATGAGCCAGGACGAGCTGCAGGCGCTCGCCAAGATCCCGGCAGGGCAGATGTATCTGAGCCAGGGCGGGCCACAAGAATACTGGAGTGCCACCATCACCCGCTGCGCAGCTCAGGCGTGGCCGATCGTCGAGAGCGTGCCGACTGAGTGCGTGTGGGTGAATGCCGATGCGCCGACGGTGCAGCAGGCCCGCGGCATCTTCCACGTCAGAGACGTTGCCGCAACCGAGCTGATCGAGGCCGGGCTGCCAGAGGACAAGGTACTGCAGCACGCCGAAACCATGATGCGGCCACAGCAGCGCCGCGAGGTGATCGCGCGCGATCCGGCATCGGGTATGAACATCAAGCCTGGCCCGCCGGGTGACCGCTCGATGGCGCTGGTGCGCTACGCCGAAGGCTGGATCAGGGTCGACGCCGACAACGATCACCGCGCCGAGCTGCTGCATATTCACTGCTTGGGCAACTCGACCACATTGATCCAGTGGGAGCGGTGCGACGAAATTCCGTTGAGTTGCTTTGTCCCGTATCGCGAACCGGGCCGCATCATCGGCAGCTCGCAGGCCGACATGGTGCAGGATCTGCAGCGGATCGAAAGCCGGGTGATGCGCGGCGTGCTCGACAGCCTCGGGCAAAGCATGTTCCCGCGCACCACGGTGGTGCTTGGTCAGGCGAATTTAGCGGATGTCCGCCAAACCGCGATCGGCAGCATCATCCGCATGGCGCAGCCAAATGCTGTCAGCGAGCTGGTCAGGCCTTTCATGGGCAAAGAGGCGTTGCCGGTTTTGGAAGTTTTGGAAAGCATCCGCGAAAGCCGCACCGGCATAACACGCGTTAGCAGCGGACTGACTATCGACGAGCTGCAGAGCACAACGCCGCTCGCTGTCGCGCAGCAATCGAGCAATGCACAAGACAGATTAGACATGATGGCGCGCACGCTCGCCGAAACTGGCTTGGCACCATTGTATGTCGGCCTGTTAAAGATGCTCGCGCGCCAGCAGGACCGGCCCAACGTGATCCGGCTGCGCGGGCAGTGGATTGCGATCGATCCCAGAGCGCTCGCGACCATGTGGGAATGCCAGGTGAATGTCGGTGGCCGCGGCACGCCTGAGCAGCGGATGATGATGCTGATGCAGATCGCTGCCAAGCAGGAAAGCATCATGATGAGCCAGGGGCTGAATAACCCGCTGGTGACACCGGTCGAATACCGCAACACGCTGAGCCGGCTGCTGGAGACAGCCTCAATCGGTGATGTGTCGAGCTACTTCAAAGAGCTCCCGCCAGGCTTTACGGCACCGCCGCCGCAGCAGGCACCCGATCCGAATTTAATCCTCGCCCAGGTGCAGCAGAACAAGACATCCGCGGATGTGGAGAACGATCGCGCCAAGGCACAGACCGATCGTGCCAAGATCCTGCAGGACGACGATCTGCAGAGGGACCAGGCGGCACTCGACGCCTGGACCAAGCTTGCGGTCGCGGCGATGCAGACCGGCCAGCCGCTGCCGCCGTTCGGGCTGTTCAAGCAGGCGATGGCATCGGCTGCTCCAGCCGTCGGCATGCTGCAGGATCTGCCGCCCGCCAACAGCCCACAACCACCTGCCATGAGTGCCCCACAGCAGCCGCCTGGTGGTCCTCCGCGGCCACCGGGCATGCCAGGTGCGCCAGGTGCTGCAGGCCCGCCACGCCCGCCCGCAGGCCCGCCGCAGGGCATGCCAGGACCAGGCGGCGGACCCCCGCCGGGTGCGATGGACCCGGCCACGGCACTCGCGGTGAAGGGGGCGATGATGGGGCGCGGGCCGCCATCAGCCTATGGCCAGATTGCCAACCGCGCACTCGCATCGGCGATCGCCGGCCCAGGTGGGCCAGCCTTACCCCCGCCACGACAAATGCCACCACAGCAACCACCCACACCCGCCAGCCCAGGAGGAACATGATGGCATCACATCCAGCACGCCCATACGAGGACGAGCAGCGTGTCGGCCAGCGGTCGAGCCCGCCGGTCGCAGCGTCGCATCCGGCCACGCCATTCGGCACTGGAGCCGGCACCAACCCGGCACTCTCCAACCCGCACGGGAGCTGGTCGAGGACCGGGCAGCAGACGCCGCTGGGGCCGACGCCGACACGGGTGCCGCAGATGACCGGCGAGCCAGGCGGACCCGGTTTCCTCGATGAGTGACGCGGCGACACTCGAGCAGCTGATCGGCCCAGAGGCGGCGAAACGCCTCTCGGTCGACCCGGCGCTGAACATGTTCTGGGACCGACTGACCCAGGACGCGACCATGGCGGCGATCGGCCACGCCGATCCTGCTCAGCGCGAGGCCCACCGCCAGCTCGTCTTGGCGATCTCCACCATCCGCGGCGCACTCCGCGACGCAGGCGAATACGACGAGCTGCAGCGCGAAGAGAAGCGGCGCGCAACCAGGTTTGAGGACAATGTCTGAGACAGCAACCGCACCGGCACCACCGGCAGCATCACCTGCGCCGGCCAGCCAAGACAGTATCAGCGTCTCCGAGGCTGCGCGGCTCCTCCGCAGCCGCCGCCAGGGCGATGGCACAGCTCCAGCTGCGCCTGGTGCCCCACCTGCTTCTGTATCGTCCGATACAGGCAGGGCACCTGCAGGACCTGCGGCACCGCCGAGCGGGCCGACGGCAGCCCAGGCGATGGCGCGGGCGCTGGGGCTGCCCGAGGGGCAATCCCGCGAAATAAGCGGACAACTCGCGGAACCTGCGGGCAATCAAATTGCGCCGGCAGACTTCGATCTCGGCGACGGCAGACGCTACAGCGCCAATGAGCTGCGCGAGGCGATCCGCCAGGCGGCGGACTACACCAAGAAGACGCAGGGCTTGGCCGAGCAGCAGCGCCATGTGCAGGCCCAGCACGCAGCGCTCGCCCAGGTGCTGCCGTTCATCCAGCCCGAGCTGCAGCGGCTCGCCCAGATCGTGCAGGGCATCCCGATGCCAGACATCAACCTGCTCGACAGCAACCCTAACCAGTATCACCGGGAATACGCACTCTACCAGCGGGCGATGGCCGAGCAGCAGCGCCTGGCGCAGCTCAACAACGTGCAGTCAGAGGCGCAGGCGCGCGCTCAGGCGCAGGCACTGGAAGTAGCCAACGCCCAGCTCAGCGCGGAGTTTCCCGCCTGGGGTGATCCGATCCAGCGCAAGGCCTGGCAGACCGAGCTCGCCGACTGGGCGATCAACAAAGCCGGTTACACCCACGCCGAGCTCAGCAACCTGGTCGACGCCAGACATCTTAGAACCATGATGAAGGCCTACCAATTTGACCTCATGGTGTCGGGCGCACAGACCCGAGCTCCAGCAGCACCCGCTCAGACCGCCCAGCTCCGCGGCCAGCGCCCGCCGCCGGCACCGGCTGCCTCGGTGCAGCGGGCCGAGCAGGCTTTCGACGCCAGGCCCAATGTGCGCAACGGTGCAGCTCTGGTCGCGGCACGACGAGCTGCTGCGAACGGCAACGGCTCAGCCGGCAGATGGTGAGCTGGGCCGACTATGATCGCTGCACGCCCGAGCAGCGTGCCATCCTGCAGGCGATCTGCTGGGACAAGGTAGCAGTGCAGGCCTGGCGCGCCGGCATCAGGACATTCGCCGACGCCGAGGCCTATTTCCGCCACTATCTTGAATTGCACCCGGTAGAGGGTTACAACCAGTCACCTCGCGACGGCAGTGCTTGCACCCAGCGGCGCGAGGGTCGTGCCGGCAAAGGCTGACCTAGTCAGCGTGGCCCACGTCGAGGAGTGCTTGCACCCACCTCGAAACGCCGCCGCTCCCTGACCCGTCTGCCCATTGCACCAGGAAACAACCCGCATACGCGTGTGTATAGACGCGCGTATGCATGCAATGGAGCATGACCATGGCAGTGCCACCGCAGAGTGCGGCACCCGCGAATACTTACATCGAGACTGCAGCCGTCGGCGTGAGGGAGGATCTCGCCGACGTGATCTACCGCATCGATCCTGACGAGACGCCAACTATTAGTGCAGTATCAAGGGTCGGCGCGTCACAGGTTCTCACCGAATGGATAGTCCAGACCCTTAATCCGGCGGCTGATAACGCGCAGCCCGAAGGTTTTACTGCTGCAATGCAAGCAGTATTGAAGCCTGTTAGACTTAATAATGTCTGTCAGATCCTCGCGCGCACAGTTGGTGTGTCGAATACTTTAAGAGTAGTTGATGTCGCGGGTGGTGAGGATGAATACAACCGGCAGCTCATCCTGCGCGGACTGGAGGTCAAACGCGATCTGGAGCTCGCCGTTACGTCACCTCTGGTGCGGACGATCACCGATCCGCGGCATATGTCGGGGCTGCCCTGCTACACCGCCAATGGCGCGCGAGGTGCGACTGGTGTGATGCCGGTTGGTGACGGTAGCAACGCCGGCACGGCTGGGACGGCGTATGACTTGACTTTGAATGTGGTGCAGACCTCGATGCAGGCCTGCTGGCAGTCTGGCGGCAAACCTAATCTTGCGATCATGTCGGGCAATATAAAGCTATACTTTGCGACACTGTCGCAAGGCGGCACGGGCAATGCGATCGTTGCACAAAACATCGTAACCGCCAGCCCACGAGAGCAGATGCTGATCCAGGGCTCGGTCGATGTGTTCAGAACGGATTTTGGCGAGCTGCAGCTTGCACCCGATCGGTTCTGCCCAGCCCATCAGATCCTGCTCATATCGACCGACTATCTCGAAATGGCACCTCTGCCGGAACGAGACATGGTTCAGCAGGACTACGCGATGACCGGCGATAACAGCCAGGGTGGTGTAGTATTCGAGGGCTGCTGCAGGCCGACTGCGCCACTAGCGCATGCAACAATCTTCGATCTGAACCAATAAGACTTAACAGGTAAGTCTTAATACTATGCAGTTACTATACGACGGCTATAACCCGGTTACCGCCCGCTCGACCACCATCGAGCTGGACGCCGAAACCGGGTTACCGGTGATCACCTCGGTGCAGAACACCACGCCGATCCTAGAGCGGGCCAAGCAGCTCGCCAGCAACTTCGATCCGTATCAGCGCAAGGACATGACCCACGTCATGACCATCCCCGCGGTGATGTGGCGACAGCTGGTGCGCCTGGGCATCGCGCAAGACCCGGTGGCGTTCCGCGCCTGGTGCAACTCACGGGAGGCACGACTGCTCCGCACCGACGATGGAAGGAAACTCTGATGGCACTCCCCACTGCCTCGCATCCGGCCAGCACGCCAGCTCAGGCAGCCACGCCTGGCATCACGCCAGGCACTGCGGCAGCTCATGTGCAGACGCCCACCACACCAGGAGCCGAGCCGCATCTGTTCGACGACATCGATGCCGTGCTGCTGATGCGGCTCTACCCGCACAGCAAAGACCCGCGCCACGACGCGATGGCCGCGGGCCACGCAGCGCACGATGCCGGCCTTAAGCTGGTCGCAGCTCAGCAGGCACCGATCGCCGAGCCGGAAGGCATGACGGGTGTCGTCCTCGGGCATGCCTAGTGGCTAGCCTGCAGCAGCTCAGCGATGACGTGATGGGGTATTTGAACCGGCGCGATATCGTCGGTCGAATACCCTCCTGGGTGCTGATGGTGGAAACCGAGCTGGCAGAAACCTTGCGCGCCAGGTGCATGGTCACGTTCGGCAACCAGAGCGTCGATGCTCCCTACATCACGCTGCCGGCTAACTTCGCGGCGATGGAAAGCATCAGGGATGCGACAACCGGCGAGCTGCTGACGCTCAAGGACGAGTGGTCTGGGAGCTGGGTCGAGGCCTATATGCCGTCGGCCTGGAATTTCTACCAGATTAACACGACAACATTGCCTAGCACCGGCTATCGTATCCTCGCCGACTGCATCGAATTTCTGCCGCATCCGATCGTGCCAAACCCGCCATCGAGCACCTGGGTTCCGCAGCAGGTGCTGATGGGCTGGTATCAGAAGCCGACGCCTCTGGTGCAGCCAGCCGACACCAATGTTGTGCTGGAGCAGCTCTATTCGATCTACCTCTACGGTGTGTGCCGCCAAGGCGCGATCTTTGAGCTGGACGATAACCGCGCCAGCCAAATGGACAATCTCTGGCAACAGGTCATCACGCGCGCAAATCTCTGGAAGCAGCAGAGCGACTATAGCGGCTCGCCTCTGGTCGAAGAGATGGCGATGAGGCTCTGATGGCGGGCGCGGCCACGATCTACACCGAGCAGTCAGTGCTTGAGCATACGCTTGGCATCGGGCCGGCAATGCCGGTGGTCGCTGCGGTGTGGATCGGCCTGGCGCTGGCGACGCCGCCGCCGAGCTCGATCACGCCTGGCCATGAGGTGGTGGGCACCAACTACGCGCGGCAGCCGATCACGTTCAGCGTTAGCGGCAATGTGGCGATCAACAGTGAAGGCGCGCAATACACCACCGCCGGCAGCTACTGGGGTGTCATCGGCTGGTTTGAAATCTGGGATGCGCTGGTGGGCGGCAACCGGCTCTATTTCGGCCCGTTGGTGGACCCTGCCGACGGCGTGACGCCGATCACCCGCGAGATCCTGGTGGGCGACGTGATGCGGTTCCAGGCCAGCACTATCACCGTGAGTGCTACCTGATGGCGACGCCTCGTCCATATGGCGCTGGGCCGTATGGCCGCGGTTATTACAGCCGCTACCGCGGCACCATCTATGATGTCGCCGGCACCAGCTCGATCACCTGGACAGCGACGGCGCAGGCCGGCGAGCTGCATGATGTTCATGGCGCGAGCAGTATCCGGTTCACACCGCAGGCCGAGGCCTATCCGCCGACCCTGATCTGGTTCCCGTGGGCTCCGTTCACGCCTGGCACCTGGCCCGCAGCAGAACCATGCGAGACGGGGCTGTGGGGCTCGCCAGCGGCTTACATGCCAGGCAGCTGGCCCAGTGCCCCAGCTGCCGAGCTCGGCGTCTGGGACGCCTCTGTGGCCGCGCCAGAGCCCGGTGAGTGGACGCCTGCGGAACCATGCGAACCAGGCATCTGGACAGCTGGGCCAGACCACACGCCGAATTCCTGGACCATCGCACAACGCGAGCAGCGCGACTGGACGCCGCCGGCAGATGCCACGCCTGGCACCTGGCCCGGTGCAGCTCCTTGTTCGCCTGGCTCATGGGTGCCGAGATGAGCGGCAGCGACTGGACCGTCACGCCCAACCTTGGCCTCTACAAGCCCACGGTAGACGCCGATTTTGATATCTGGGGCGATCACTGGAATAGCAACGCCGACACGCTCGACACATATTTTGGGCCTGGCGCGCCGCATGGGCCTTACGTGCCGATCGCCGGCAACGTGACGATGACCGGCCCGCTGACGTTGTCGGGCAATGCACCCGCCGGCAGCCCGCTGCAGGCAGTGCCGTTGCAACAGGTCAACTTGATTGTCGGCAATTACCTACCGCTGACCGGCGGTCAGCTTTCCGGCAACCTGATCGGCACGAGCATCGGGCTGAACGCCTATGTGCCGCCCGCCAACATGATGCCGGGTATTGCCACGCCTAATTGGTCGCTCGGCCCGAGCCCCCAGCCAGGCACGCTGCAGCTAGCGGGCAATGCGTGGCAGAGCAATACCAGCGTCTGGTCTTTTCTAAACACTGGTCCCGCTGCTGTGCTCTCGGTTAATTCCGGCGGCGCTGGCGGTTTTGTCTTTAACACCGCGCCATCGGGCACGGCTGGCACCACGCCTGCCTGGAACGGCGTTGTTTCTATCGGTCCTACCGGCAACATCGGTGTCGGCAGCTATGTCCTGCCAGGCGATGCTGTGCCCGGCTCGATCCTTGGGCAGCGGCAGATGTCGGCCAATCTCGGCAATATCGACGTATGCTTCAATGCGTATTGGAACGGCACAGCCTGGACACGTGCTGCCGCCGCCGCTACGGCAACATTCCAAGTCTGGCCAGGCGAATTTCGCTGGTATACTGCACCGAGTGCAGCAGTAACTGTAGCGCCCGCCTGGACACAGGTGATGGATCTGACCTCTGCTGCGCTGACTGTAAACGTGCCGGAGACGAATAATGCGGGCCGTGTCGTCATCACGGCTACCGGCAACAATCCCTCCGTGTGTGTGTGGGATAAGACCTATGGGGCCGCCGGAATGTTTCTCGGCGGTGGCGCGCTTGAGCTCTTTTTCGGCCAGATGGATGCCAGCGGCGGATACTACAACAACAACTGGTATGGCTATTTTGACAATTCCGGCAACCTCTATACGCGCGGCAACATCAATTGCGGTGGTGGGACTATGACCGGCAGCATCACCGGCAACTGCAACGCAGCGTCCTACGCTTACAACTGGTATAACGGATCAAGCTGGGCAAATTTCCGCTGGGCAGGCCAAGGTGGGATGCCGAGCTATGTGTTAGGCTCCAACGACGGCGTCAATATCCTCGTCTGGCAGCCGCAGAACCTCACCTATGTTTCCGGCGGTTTCACTGCCACTGGCAATATTGTCTCTAAGGGCAATACCAATGCCTGCAACCTTTGCATGTGGGCGCAGGACCAGGGCGCGGCAAAGATTTGGTTCATGGGCGGCAGCAACATCATTTATCTCGGCAGTGCAGACGGCGGCGGCAACTATGCCGGGACCACTTATTGCCATATCGATAATGCTGGCAGTGGGACATTCCCTGGCGCGCTGACCTGCGGATCATACGTTTATCCCTACGGTATAGTTACAGGCGTTCAAGGCACTGGTCAGGGCTTTGGCTTCCGCGATGACGGCTACACGATGATCTATTGGGTTAATACCCGCGGCGAGGTGTCGCTGACGCCTTATTGCGACGAGCGCATCAAGGAAGCTATCGCGCCATCGCAGGTGGATTGCCTTGAGCTCGTGCGCAGACTGCCATTGCATGAGTTCCGATATAAGAAATTCCATGTAGAGACTGGCGGCTACTCAGCCAATCCTGATGGTCCGATTGTGCCGATCGGGTTTATCGCGCAACGCGTGGGAGAAGTGTTCCCGGATGGTGAAATCGGACCAAGCGTCGCCCGATCGCAGAAGGTCAGGCATCCGGTAACGCACAACATCAACCTCAACACAATCGTGGCCGCATTGACCGGCGCAGTGCAGCAGCTCGCGGCGCGCGTGCAACAGCTGGAGACAATGCATTGACCACACTCGTGATCAGCAATGCGCCGCAATACCCATTCGGCGCGATGACCAATAGCGCGGTGAGCCGCCTAATCTCGCTCAATGCCACATTGGCGCGGCTTGATGAGGCGATAACCACCGCATCATCCGGCTATACCGGAACGGCTGGCACGCAGTTTGAAATTCAGCCTGGCGCGGCTCCGACACCGGCTGCCACACCTATGGCTGCTCCCCCTATCATCGGTGGCGCGCCGCTCGCCAATGCCACCGCTATCCCAACATTGTTTGGCGTGGTCGCGTCCGATACGCCAGGCGAGCAAGGCGTGGCGTATCGCTATGCCGCCGAGCAGCTGTGGGCGCAATGGCAAGCCTTCTGGGCTGCCGCAGCACCGTTCATCGAACAACTCGACAATGGGAATGTGGCGATATGAGCGACGCGCAGATACTACAGATACCGCCCGACAAGATACTAAGCGTGAGCCTGCCGGCAGTGCGCTGGCAGCTCGCGATGGCACTCATCAATGACGGTGCAGCGACGCTGCTCGCCGAGCTGCAGCGCCAGCTACAGCAAGCCGCGCAGAAGCCTAACGGTGAGGATCTCCAGCAGCGCATGAATGACGTTCTGTCGCAGCAGCACGGCTATGCGATGGGCGTGAAGTCATGACGACGCTCGCTGGCCAGATGGTGAATGCCGCGCAGCCTAACCCGCAGTGGGTCGCATGCGATGGCAAACCCTATTTTGTGCTCGATCCGAAGCAGCCGCAGCGCGGGCTTGCCGTCAAGCCGGCGAACTGGGCCGCGACCACTGCCTATGCATTGAATGCCGTAGTCGCGCCGACGACACCGAACGGTTTCAATTACGTCTGCACCGTTGCCGGCACCTCGGCAGCGACGCAGCCAGTGTGGCCAGTGACGCTCGGCGCGACCGCAACCGACGGCACGGTGACCTGGGCCTGCGTCGCTCCCGCCGATGCCTATTCGCGCGGCTGGCGTGCCGACTATCGCCGCCGCACCGGCTGGCAGGGAAGACGCTTAGGCCTCGGGCCGCTCGGCTGGATCATCCTTATGCCGGTTTCCGCCGGCTACTACGTCTCCACTGCAGACGACTACTCCGAGGTGACCCTGGTCAACCCGCCGCATGTGCTGAAGCCGCCGCCGGGAACCAAGTAATGGCCGACACCTACAGCCCGATCTTAGGCTTTACGCTCCCCGAGGTAGGTGCCTCTCGCGATACCTGGGGCAGCAAGCTGAACCATGACCTGTCCATGCTCGATAGCTTTGTCGGCTACGGGCTGCCGGTGGGTATGACGGTTGACTTCGCCGGCCCCAATGTGCCGACAGGCTGGCTGCTGTGCGATGGCCGAGCCGTGTCACGCACCACCTATGCATTGCTGTTCCAGGTTTTAGGTTCCAGCTTTGGTAGCGGTGACGGAACGAGCACATTTAACCTGCCGAACCTCTGTGGTCGCGCCACTGTCGGGCCAGGCTCTGTCACTGATAGCGGCGGGCATGTGCAGGCCTGGTCATTTGCGCTGGCCTATGGCTACTACCAGCAGGCGATCCCGCAATCGGCGCTGCCCAACTATCAGCTGAGCTGCGACACCCAAGGTGCGCACAATCACGGCGGCAGCGCATACGGTGGCAACCACAACCATGGCACCGATGTGCAAGGCAGCCACGCACATGGCGGCGGCACATCCAACCCAGGCGATCACAGCCACACCGGATATACGGATGCCCAAGGCTTGCACAGCCACAATGTCTACAGCGGACAGATGGGCAACGGAGCTGCAGGCGGTTATGCAAATGTGCCATTCGGCAGTCTTGGTCTAAATGGCTATTACACCGATCAGCAAGGCAATCACCAGCACAACGTCCAGACCTATAATGCCGGCAATCATACGCACTCAATCAGCACCGACACACAAGGCGCACACGCGCACAACATCACCTATAGCGGCACGCTCTATCTGACCATCAATACTGACGGCAGCCACACCCACAATGTCTGGCTCGGCGGCGGTGGGCAGGCTTTCGTCCTGCAGTCGCCGGCCTTGTGCCTGACCAAGATCATCTTCTGCGGCTGGAACGCGATCCCGATGCCGTCCGCTGCAGCTCAGATGCTGACGATCGACGGCACGTTTGAGGATCTGGACGAGCTGCGCCAGGAGCTCGCTGACCTCAAGGCGATGGTGCGCAACCTGCTGGCTCAGCCGCAGCGCAGGCTGACCACAACGCGCGGAGCGCATTGATGCCGCTCAGCCCGCAGATGCCACCGCCTGGTATCGTGCGCATGGCCACGCCAGAAGCCACGCCAGGCAGATGGTATGACTGCAACAACATCAGATTTAGGCAAGGCCAGGTGCAGCCGATCGGTGGCAATGCGCTGATGCCAGGCACCTCGGTGGCAGATACGCCGCGTGACCTGATCACATGGCACGATAACACATACACAAGATGGGCGGCATTCGGCACCGACCATGCTTTGTATGCATTCAACTTCTCGACCGAGACGCTCTACACCATAACGCCGACGGGTGTCGGCCCGCTCGACCCGCCTGGCGCACTCGTCGGCTGGGGCCTCGGCACCTATGGCGCGGCTACTTATGGAACCGCAAGAGATCCGAGCGATATCGGGCCGCAAGACATCGCCAATACCTTAGGCGATCAGTGGAGCATGGATACGTTTGGCCAGATCTTGTTGGTCGTGCCGACGCAAGACGGGCACCTTTACTCGTGGAACCCGACGACGCCGACCGTCCTGCCGGCGATCGTGGCCGGCGCGCCAACGATGAACCGAGCGGTGAAGGTGACCGACCAGAGAAGCGCAGTGCTGATCGGGGCCGGCGGCGATCCGCGCATGATCGCGTGGAGCGATGTCGAGGACTACACCGCATGGACGCCGAGCGTTACGAACCTGGCGGGCAGCAAGGAGCTGGTGACGCAGGCCTATGCGCTGAATGGGCTCAAGCTGCCGCAGGGGCTGCTCATCTTTACGTCGAATGATTGCCATCTGATGCAATATGTCGGGCCACCGTTTGCCTATGGAATATATCAGATCGGCGCAGGCTGCGGCCCGATCTCGCTGCGAGCTGCGATAGCCATCGGCAGTTTCGCAGCGTGGCCCAGCTTGCAGGCATTCTGGAGCTACAACGGCTACACCGTCTCCCCGATGCAGTGTGATGTGCAGGATTGGTTCTACAGCATCATCAACCGCAACATGGCCGGCAGATTGTTCGGTAGCCCGAACCCAGCCTACGCCGAATTGTGGTGGGACTGGCCCAGCGAAGATGCGCTGGATAACAACCGCTATATCGCTGTCAACTACGTCGACCCGCAGCGACCATGGACGATCGGCATGCGCAATCGCACTTGCGGCGATGTCGCCGGCACCATGGACAGCCCGCTGCTCGGTGGCGTTCCACCTGCCGGTGGTGGCGGGATCTTCATGCATGAATACGGCTGGACCGACAATGGCGCGCCACGAGCTGCTGCCGGCCTGGTGTATGCCGAGAGCGGCGCGATCGTGCTCGGTGAAGGCGACCGGCGCTATCACTGCACGCAGCTCGTCTTCGATGCCGCGACACTGCCGCCCGACAGCCCGGTGATTGCCTACGATTTCACCGTGCGCGAGCAGCCTGGCGATGCCGGCTCTGAGTTCATCGCCGGCCCATACACCGAGGTGGTCAATGGTCTGATGGACATGCGCTGGTCAGGCAGGACCGCACGCATGCGCATGATGGCAACCGATGACCTGCCATGGGCTGTGGGTAAAGCCAGGCTACAGATCAAGCAGGGAGGCTTCCGCTAATGCCGCGGCCTGGTGCAGCTCCAGCTCCATTCACGCCGCCGGTTGTCGGCGATGACAAGGCAGACCGGGCAATGGTCGCTGTGGCAATGGCGATCAACCAGAAGGCTGACCGGACCACCATCCCGACATTCTCGGCGATCCATCTGATCTCACCCAATGGCGGCGTCTGGATGGTGTCAGTCAACGACGCAGGTGCCATGCACATCGAGCAGATGCCATGAGCATCGGCCTGCCGCTCAGTGACGACGAGAAACGGCGACGCTTCGAGAAAGCGCTGGCCTATGCCGGCAACTCTCACAGCGTCAACGATGTCGTCGGCATGATCAAAGACGGCAGAGCGCAGTTTTTCAGCAACGGCGACGGCAACATTGTCACTGAGCTGCACAGATATCCGAATTTCTCCGCTGTGCATTTCTGGCTGATATCAGGTGAGCTGCGCAGCTGCCTGGCATTGGAACATGAGATATTGCCGTGGGCGATCGAAAACGGCTGCTCGATTGCCACCGCTACTGGCAGGAGAGGCTGGGGAAGGGTCGCTGCGCCAACCGGCTGGCGCATGTGGATGCCAACCTATGTCAAAACTCTAGTGCGGAGCAGCTGACATGGGCGGCAAAGGCGGTGGCGGCGGCGGCGGCGGCACTCAGCAGCAGAGCACACAAAGCGGCACCACCAGCTCGCAGACCAACCTGCCACCGTGGCTCGACGTTGCGTCCCAGCTCGCCGTCGGCCAGGCGCTCAATCTCAGCAACCAGCCGAACCTGTTTCAGCCGTATCAGGGGCAGCAGGTAGCGGATGTCGCGCCTGGCACGCAGCAGGCATACGGACAGATCCAAGATCCGAGCCAGACCGCGGCGACAACCGGCGGCGCTATGCAGGCGCTCTATGGTGCGATGTCTCCGGTGCAGGCAGCGCAGCAGGCGGCGCTGCAAGGCGGCATCAATACCGGTCAGGGACTGCTCTCGCCATACATGGGAGGACCGACCACCGCGGGCCAGGTAGCCGGCAACGCGCAGGCGATGATGTCGCCATATGCTGCCTCGGTGATCGCGCCCAGCATGCAGCTCGGGCAACAGGCCTTGGCGCAGAACTTGCAGCAAATCGGCGCGCAAGCGAACCAGGCGGGGGCGTACGGGGGCACAAGGCAGGGAGTGGCCGAGGGGGTGGCGCAAGCCCAGACGGCGCTGGGCGAAAGCAACCTGATGGGCAACCTGCTCAACACCGGGTGGAACCAGGCGCTGTGGCCGGCGTCCCAGGTGGGTCTACAAGCAGGCCAGCAGGGCTATGGCGCTGCAGGGCTGCTCGGTGGCGAAGCCTATGGCGCAGGCGGCACTATGGCGCAGGCGATGCAGGGGCAGCTCGGCAATGCACTCAGCGCCGTCGCGCCATACCAGCAGCAATACATCGGCAATCTTTCGGCCATGGGCCAGCAGCAGCAACAACAACAACAAGCGCAGCTCAACGCGCAAATGGCGAATTATTACGGCACGCAGCAAATGCCGGTGCAAAATTTGGATCTGCTGCTCTCGGCGATCGGCGCTGTGCCCTACGGCACCAGCTCCACCGGCACGACGAATATGCAGACCTACGGTCAAGGCATTCAAAACCTGGCCTCTGGGAATGTTGCTGGCGGCATCATCGGTGGGGCGTCGGCAGCCGGGGGCTTGCTTAGCGGTGTCGCGAACATTTGGCCCAAGATCTCGAGCTTATTCGCATGAGTGTCGGCGGACAACAGGTGCAGCAGCTCACGCCGCAGCAGCAGTCGGACGGCAGCACTGATCTGTCGCAGGACCCAACCTATCGATCGCAGCCAGACAACACATATCATGCGACCAGCCTCACCGATCCGAATATGTCGATTGAAGATTGGGCGCGACTGACTGCTGGTCGCGACCCGCTCAACCAGGCTGGTGTGCCGTCAACCCAATGGGGGCCAGAGGGTATCGCGCCGCCGCCAGGCTCGGCGGCTGCCTACGACTATTGGAAACGCCTGGAATATGGCAACAGCTCGGGCGAGATTGCGCCCGAATTTCAGAACGCCGCACCAATGGACCCATCACAATGGTCCGATATGTATGAACGTATGACCCGCAACGTATCTAGTTACGGAGGCGGAATGCAAGTTCCGGTGGGCGTCACCGGGAGCCAATTTAATCCGAGCAGGGGCAATCCGAATTTCACCATCAACCAATCCGGCTATGGTGTGCTGACGCCGCAGGGGCAGAGCAACCTCAACCAGTATGCGATGCAGCAGCTGCAGGGGATCTATAGCAACGCCGCAAAAAACCGCTCGGGCTTGTCAGGCTTTCTCGGCACTCCACTCGGCGGCTTGAGCATGTTGGGGCTACCGCTTGCGGTTGGCGGTGGGGTGGGATTGCTCGGTGGTGCTGCCGGCGCTCTGGGTGCCGGCGATGTCGCGGCTGGCGTGCCTGCCTACATGGGCACCGTCGAGGATATGGCGGCAGCTCCTGCTGCAGCTGCAGCTGCACCTGCCGCGGCAGCAGCGACCACGCCGAGCTGGCTGAGCTCGGTGGGAAGCTTTCTTAGCAACCCGTGGTCAGCGATGGGGCTCCCGAGCTGGGTGAACCCAACAATGCAAGGCATCGGCCTGCTGAACACGGCGCAGCAGATGATGTTCCCGCCACAGCAGGGACAGGGTTAGCATGTCGAACGGCGACGATAGCTGGGATATCCCGTCCTCGACCGGATACAGCGGCGGCTATGTGCCTGCAGATCCTAACGCTGTCGTTGGCAGCCAGGGTTTCTACTCCGGGCTCGGCACTGGGCCGGGACAATTCAATCCCGAAACCGCGCCAGGCTGGGGCATGGGACCGGACCCTGCGTTCGGTGGCCCGCAGCCGATCGACGCCGGCACCTGGGACACCGGCAGCTCGGGCAGCTTTATGAGCCGGCTTGGCGCACTCGGTGGCGCTATTACCGATCTGACCAAAGGGCTCGGCGGCACCGGAGCTGCAGGTCAGACCGCAGCTCGTCCGATGCAGCTGAACATGGGGAGCCCGATGCCGCCTGGCAGTGCCGGGATCGGACGCCCGAGCTCGCCGCAGCAGCTCGCCATGCTGCTGCAGATGCTGATGCAGAGACGCAACGCCTATATCGCTGCCGCCAACCCACGAGCTGCGACGCCAGTCACGCAGGGCATGCCGAGCGGCTCGGGTGGCTTGTTGGGGTTATGACCGATGCCTGACGACACCACACAGCCGGCGGCACCCGATTACAATCAGGCGGTCACGACGCTGCTGAGCCAGATCAGCCAAGATCCCATGGCGTCTTATCAGCAATACATGGGTCAGCAGCAGGGACCACCGGTCAGCCGCAGCATTACCTCGCTGCTCGGCGAGGCGCTCGCTGGTGGAGCTGGACCAGGCCTCACCGATGCCCAAGCGGAGATGGCTGGCTCGCGCGCCTTGCTGAATTTCGGCATCAACATGTTGGCGGCCTCGGGGCCGAGCTACATGCGGAAAAGCTTTGGCCAGGTCATGGCCGCGGGCTTGGGCGGCGCTCAGGAAGGTGAGATCTCCTACGAGAACCAGATTGCCGCCTGGCAGCAGCAGCAAATGAAAAATGCGATGGAGCTGCAGCAAATGAGATTGGGCGCGCTGAAGGAAGCGATCCCATTGCTGCAGCTGCAGGCGCTGCACAGCGTGCCGTCATCGCTCGCTGGTGGTGCGCCAGCTGGGCCAGGCGGCGACTACGCCTCGGCGATTGCCGCGAAGGAAGGCTTGGGCAAGAACCCGAATAGCTCGGCCTTTGGCGTCGGGCAGTTCCTCGGCAGCCTCGACAAAAACGGCCAGCTCACCGGCACATGGGGTGACTTCGCGAAGGCGAACCCGTCGCTATTCCCCAACATGACGCCGCAGCAGATCCTCGATGCGCGCAGTGATCCAAAGATCGGCAACGCCGCCATCAATTGGCTCGCCAATCAGAACGCCGGCCAGCTCACATCCAGCGGCATCCCGGTGAGCGGGCAATCGCTCGGCATGAGCCACTATGTCGGGCCAGGCGCTGTGGCGAAGATGTGGGCTGCACCGGACAGCGACCCGGTCAGCAAGTATGTCAGCGCTGATGCGCTCGCTGCCAATGCTGAGCTGCGCAACATGACGGTGGGGCAGCTCAAAGGACGCTACGCGACCATGCCGACACCGTCATTCGGAACCGCCGCTGCAACGCCCGCAGGAGCTCCTGCAGCGGCTGCTGTGAAGCCGGCTATGCAGGTGGGCGGGATACCGCCAGCGCCGCCTGGCGGGCCTGCTGGTGCCGTGACGGGGCCATTAAAAGGCTTTGGCCAGGCCATCGCCGGCCCGCCTATTACCACCTCGCCGACGCTGCGCGGACCTGGCACGCCGGTTGTCGGCACCAAGGTGGGCGGGGATGTCGGCGCGATCGCAGGCGGCATGCAAACGGCGATGGCAACGCCGGTTGTGCCAGGCACTGGATTGGAGGCTGGGCCATCGTCGGCAGTGGCGACGCTCGCACAGCCGCAGCCGTTCGGTTCACAGCCTGCCACGAGCTACAGCTTTGGACCTGGCGGGACGATGGCGACGCAGCCACCGCAGCCAGCGCCGATCACCCAGCCGGTGGTGCCGACAGCGCCGAGCTCGCCGCCAGCGACATTCACCTACGACTACCCGGCGCTGCCACCGGCAATCCAGGCGCAGGTGGACAGGGCGATGCAGCTCACACCGCAAGAGCAGGCGAATGCCGCAATCACGCGCCGGTCATACGAGACGGCGATTGCCGCGGCGATGACGCCGCAGGACCGGGCCAAGGCCGAGGCTGACCTGCAGACCGCATTGACCAAGGAAAACGAAAATATCAGGCAGCACCAGGAGAACGCCAACAAGATCCAGACCGATTTTTACACCCAGGACCGGGCGAACAAATTCAACGAGTGGTCGAAGGCGCACGAGATTGCGCTGTCGACCCAAGCCGACATCCAGAAGAACACGCAGGCGCAGGTGCTGAAGATCTCCACCGACCAGCTCGGCGACATGCAGAAGCAGGCCGGTGTGGCGCAGAACGTGATGAACATCCTGAACGAGATCGGCCCGACGCTGTCTAATCAGCCGGATGGTCTGGCGGGTGCGATCCTGCACTCCTATCCAGAGGCGCTGCCCTACATCAGGCTAGCCGGCTACGATCCCGACAAGGTTTCCAATGCCCAGGCGCTGCAGGCGTTGTCGGGCTTTGCCTCGCTGTCGATGCGGCCACCGCAATCGGGTGCATTCCGCGAGCTCGAGATCAACAACCTGCAGGGCTCGCTGCCCAACCTGCTGCAGGACGCGCGCGGGCGGCAGGAAGCGCTCGCCAGGCTCAAGAGCATCTACCAGCGCACCATCGACGAATACACGTTTGCGCAGAACCACATGCTGCGACCGGACGCCAACGGCAACCCGACCATGAACCTCAACAACCTCTACCCGGCGATGCAGCAGCCGATGCAGATCGATCCGGCTACCGGCGCACGTACGGGTGGAGGCCTCGGGCATGTCATCGCCGAGCCGCCGCCGATGTCAGCCTCGGACGCCGACTACCAGACCTATAAGAAATATGTGCAGAACAACCTGCGCGCCGGCATGCCCTACTACGACTGGCGCAAGCGCACCGATCCGACCACCAACCAGACTGTGCTCGGCCAGGACGGCAGGCCGATCTACGACATGAAACTGTTTGTGAAATGACATGGGCATCTCACCGGACCTGATCCAGCAGGACGACACGCAGATCCCGAGCTCGGGCACCGTGACCCATAGCGGCATTGGCTCGACCATCACGGTGGCACCGCCGGCAGCACCAGCTGCAGCTCCACCACCAGCTCAGCCGCCATCGATCTGGGAGAACGCACTCACGGTTAATCCGATGGGCATTGAAGGCCCGTCGCCTGCGGATGTGCAGACGGCGAAGGGAGTGATCACGGGTGATCCCTCGGTGGCTAATCCCGACATCGGCTCCTTGCGCACGCGCGGGCTCGGCCTATCGCCGTTCGATCCGAAGAGCTGGGGCATCGAGGCCGAGGCGATGCTCAACCGCGACCCGATCGCGATGCGCAACGTGATCAAGCAGCGGGTGCCGGATGCTCAGTTCAGCTACGACAAGACCGACAGCGAAGGGAAGCCTACCTCGGACAGCAACCTGATGGTCCAGGTGCCTGGCAACCCGCCGATGTATGTCGATCGGCCAGGCCTCAATCCGCAGAAGGCGCTCTACTACACCACGCAGGCGCTGCCGTGGCTGCTCAACGCGCCGAGCACGATACTGCGCCAGGCTGGGCTTGGTGGCGTGCAGCATGCTCTCTCACAGCTCGGTTCCTGGGCTCTGGGAGGCGCACAGAGCCCGGTCGATCTGCCAGGCACTGCCCTAGCGGCAGCGCTCCCGGCAGGCATAGGCGCTGCTGGTAGCCTCGGCATGACGGCACTTGATTATGCGCTGAGTGCGCCAGGCCGAGCTGCGACCGACATCGCCGAGCGGGCCAAGAGTTTATTCCGCTGGGGCTTCCAGCCGAAGGCCGGCGACATCACCGGCAACGCGCGACAGCTGCAGGAGGAAAACGCTGTGGCGCAAGGCGGCTCGGCTGCCTCGCAGCAGATGATGCAGGATTTCCACAACACCAATTTCCAGCAGAACCAGACCAATAAACTGCAGCTCACCGGCAACATCTCGGGCGACATCCAGCCTGGCGGATCGGTGGCGAATTACAGCCCGTCGGAAAGCGGTTTCGGCGACACGCTGAACACGGCAGTGCGCGACAAGGCAGCAGCTCTGGACAGTGCCGAGAGTGCCGCCTGGGGCAAGCTGCGACCGCTCTCGCCCGACACCGCCTCGGGCCGCTCGGTGGTCTTTTCGCCGGATGCCTCCACCGACGTGATGAGCCGCACCGCCAACCTGATCCGCGAGCGCTACGGCAGCCCGCAAGGACCGAACGGCACCTACACGCCAGAGCAGCTCGGCGACGGTGGGCAGCAGCTGATGTCGCTGTGGCAGCGCATGCAATCGACGATGCGCGACAGCGACGGCAACCTGCAGAGCTGGAACCTCGGCCACTACCAGGACATGCGCCAGGGGCTGCAGAACATCATCAACGACAGCTATGCCTCGGGAGCTCGCACCACGGGTGGAGCTGCCACGGCGATGAAAAGTATCCTTGACGATGTCGCCGGCAAGGCCGACGCCAACGGCTGGCTGAGCGGCGATCCGCAGGGGCTGGCTGACTTCCGAGCTGCTAACGCGGCGAGCCGCGCCAACTACGCATTCCGCAATCCGAACACCAACCCGTCCGCAGCTCGCTACATCGACCGGGTGCTGAACGCGCCAGGCTATTCGGGGCAGCAATCCATCAACGACGTATTCGGTGGCAGCGGCAGCGTAGTCGGTGGTGGTGGCGGCACCAACCAGATTGTCAGTCACCTGGTGTCGCAGCTCGGCAACGATGCTGCCGATCCGCTGCGCGGCGCGCTGGTGATGCGCCCGCTCTACTCGGGCCGCGGCACGCCCGACGTGACGCCGCCCACCGGCAAGCCGAGCTGGGACTACACCACGACGGCGAACGCCATCCGCAACCAGGTGACACCCGGCAGCACGGGAAGCGACGTTGCCGACATGCTGCTGCCGCCGGATGCGCGGACCTCGCTGCTGAGCTACGCGCATGCGCTCGATGTGCTGGGGAGCTCCACCCGCCCGGTGGGGCCGACGCTCAATCCATCCGGCACCGCGGCGCTGCAGAATGTCATCAAGCGCTTTGCGCCCGACATTCCCGGTGTCGGCCCGCTCGCCACCAACGTCATGGCGACGAGTGCCGCGAACCGCTCGCTGCAGCAGGGCATCGACATCACCAAGCGAGCTGTCGCTGGTGCCACCACGCCGCGCGATCTCAACGTCACGCTGCCGCGGACGCAGTCGCCGATCCTGCAAGATCCGCGGTTCATGTTCCACGACTGGAAAGGCCCAGCCTGGCGAGCTGGAGCCCCAGCCTATGGCGTCGGCGGGCTGTTCGGCTCAGCGCCGCTGCAGCAACCCACCCAGCCGTGGCAGCCAGGGTGAAAGTTACTCAGATCGCGACCGGTAGCCGCGGCCATGGTCACGCTCTGTATGCGCTGTGTGACGACGGCAGCATATGGGAGCGTTGCATGGTGAATTCGTGGGGCAGGAATGACGCTGAGCGCTATCGCTGGAAGCGGATCGAGCTGCCAGGGATCAGGGCGCAGCGCACCAGCTCAGTGACCGAAGGCCTGCAGCAGCAGCACGAATGCACCGATCAGGACTGCCAGGCCGAGCAGCGGGAAGCCGGTGCGTAGGAGGCTGACCAGCAGCGCCAGGCCGATGACGGCAATAAACCCGAGCAGAATAATGGCTATCATCAATCAGTTCCGCGTTGAGTGACCCGAGCGGGCTGCTGGGGTGCATTGAAGGTCATATGTCAGGCTCCAGCGCTCGGCGGGCGCGTTCCACCTCGGCCAGCGCCTTGCTGTAGCCGCCGCGCACTTGGTCGATCAGCCGGCGCAGGTACTCGCCAGGGCTGATGCCGAGCGCCTTGGCCTGGCCAGTGAGCCACTCTTTCTGCTGTGGCGTGGCTTGAAAAGCTATGCGTTCCATGGGCCATATATGTGCCGTTGACGGCACACCGTCAACGCGCCTAGGCTGCCGGCGGGCGCTCGGCCTCATTGAAGCGAATGAAGCTTCATAGCGTATAGGGGAGCGGCAGCTTCCTTTCCGAGCGTCCACCGATCCGACCAAAGGGGCTCCGTGCTACCAACACGGGGCCAGATACGAAGACGGGCACCGCAGGGTGCCCGTCCTCATTTCAGCCCAGCTCCTCTTCCATGAGCTCTTCGCACTCGTAGCAGGTCAGCCTGACATCCGGCTTGGCCCAGGCGTTCAGCTCGCAGCTCGGGCAGGTGTATTTCGTCTTGCTGTCGCGTTTCTTCTTGGCCACCGCCTCGTCGCGCCACAGCTCGACATAGCGCAGCGCGAAGCCTGAGCTGACCAGCTCGGCGCAGGCGCGGGCGAACGGGCCGCCCGCCAGGATGTAGTGGCTCATCTTCTGCCCGACATCCTTGCCGCCTGGCGCGCCGGTATCGCTGGGTTCCAGGCCGATGTCGCGCATCATCCTGGCCCACTCCTTGTTGTGGTAGCCGGCGCGCGAGGGCTTGCCGAAATGCGCCTGCTGCAGATGCACCATCTCATGCACCAGGGTGCTGAGACTGTCCTCCACCGTGCGATCGCGGAAATGCGTCGGGTTCATGGCGATTTCGTCGGTCACCTCAACGCCGTCGATGCTGCCGAACCGCTTGCCGGCGAAATAGCCGTAGAAGATGCGGGACCGCTGCAGCGTCACCAGGCAGCGCGGCAGCCGGCCCGCGAATAGCTTGACGTTGAAGAAATCATACGCCGAGCAGAACGCGTTGTAGGTGGTGCGGGTGGGATCGGTGTTCATCAGTGCCTCCTAAAGTGTTTCGGACGATACAGTAATCAGGCAGCCATCGGCAAGGCGGGAGCCGCCAGCGGCAGCTCCAGCAGCGATGCCTCCCAAGCGGCGTGCTCGACGTGATCCAGCAGCGGGCGCAGCTCCTGGTGGCGAGCCTCGTCGCCTGAGCTGGCCGCGATCTTGGCCGCGGCGCGAGCTGCGAAGCGGGCGACGTGACCCTCCCCCTCGGCCCGGTAACGGCCATGGTTCATGGCGACGTTGGTGCTGTCGGTGGTGTCGAAGGGATACAGATGCGCCATCGACTGGGCGCGCATCAGGTGCAGGCGCGGGCGCAGGTTGCCGCTTTCCTTCTCCCACGCTGCCAGGGCGGCGAACATGAAACCCACGCGGGCATGCCACTCCGGGCTGCCGACGTTCCAATACTTGCCCGAGCTGCCGACGCCGACATAGCCGAACGAGCTGCAGAGGTAGAGGAAGTATTCAATGCTCTCGTGCATGTGCCAGATCGGCATCGCGCGATCGGTGGGGAGCTGGGTGATGTTCACCAGCTCGGCATTCTCCTCCACCGTGCCGCCGATCACGTCAGGGATCACGGCAACCGCCTGCGGGCAGCGGTCGAGGATGTCGAGCGCCCACGCCTCGTAGGCGTCGAGGTAGGCCTCATCGCGGGTGGAGACGCCTTGCTTGAACATGCTGAAAGCGCCGTTGTCGACCAGCAGGATCTGGTCCTCGCCCACCAGGCGGATGGCGTCCTCCAGCTGGGAGCCCAGCTTCTCCCTGGTCGCGTAGGAGACGCAGAAGCCTGCGCCGGCCAGCTCGTTGAGCAGGGGGCGGGGGTTCAGCGGGAGCCCGTAAACCGCCTGCTTGGTCATCTCGAAGTGTGTCTCGTTGGTCATCGTCTCGTTCCTTGGTTATGTATCGAACGATACATAACGATTACCCCCGAGATTTCAAGGCTTGACCGTTAAGTCTTGACCAGCTATGGGTGCATGTTTGCCATGCAACAGAAGGGGTATAACGATGACTACCGACGAAAGACTACACGAGAAGCGTGACGCTCGGATCGCCGCCGGAAGGGAGGCATACGAAGGCTTGCGTAAGCACGAGCATTTCCGCAGCTGGCTGGCGATCGCTGACGCACTCGCGGCGATCAGGGAAGAGGCGATGGAGCTCGCCCATACGAATAGGCCTCAAGGCCCACCGTATCGGGCGGCGCACAAGCGCATCGTCGAGACGCGCGAGCAGTGGGTGACCACGATCAATTCGGCCACGCAGACGCACTGCTACTGGCTGGTCGACAACCTGCCGGCGATCATGACCTGGCGCGAGGCGCTGACATTCGAGCAGCGCGATCTGTGGAACCATCCGAGCACGATCAAGCGGCAGTTCGAGCGGATGACCAAGGCCAAGGAGGAGAAAGACCCGAACGGGCCGAAGCACCTCACGCCGCTGGAGCAGGCTAACCTCAAGATCGTCGAGCTGCAGGAGGAGAATGACCGGCTCAAGAAGCAGCTGGCCCGCGGCGACGATGGTTCGCTATTCGATCTGAAGAAAGACACCGGGCGCATGATCGCCCGCGTGATCAGGGCGACGGTGGGCCGGGACAAGCGGCGCGAGATCTCCAAGCTGCTCGCGCCCGACGAGGCGCAGGCCGGCTAGAACGGTATCTGCTCGTCCGCTACCGCTGCCTCGGACTGATCGGCGAGCTCGGCCTGGCGCTGCTCGGCTCGCTCGATCGCCTGCTCGAACGCCTGGCGCGTTTCGATCCTGGCATGTGTGATGTGCTGCCTCGCCCGCTCAACCTCGGGCGAGGTCAGCACATGCTCGATCTCGGTTCCGCTGGTGGCGCTCTCGGTGGCCAGGTCAATCGACCGGATCAGGCCTCCCCAGCTCAGGCCTTTCTGCTTGGGCTCCTCGACCAGCGGCACCTCGGCATTGATCTGCTCGCGCCGGCTCGGCGGTTTCTCTGGCTCCTCCACCGGCTCGGCCTTGCCGTCGATGTGTAGAGCCTCCTCGGGCACATACATGCCCGATGTGGCGTTCGGCCAGATCGTGCGCACTCCCTCGGCCACGCAGCGGCTGCGCAGCATCGCGCGGGGATACTTGTCATACATCTCCCGGCCTTTAAGCTTGGCTTTCGCCACGCGTTCCATGTCCCAGGAAATGCGGACCTCGCCGCCGACCGGATGCGAGAATGTCGCATCGGCATTGGTGTCGCTCAGGTCATGCCATTGCACCTTGCCGCCAGCCTCCAAGAAGTCTCTCAACATCGCCTCCGATTTTTTGGCTGGGCTGCCATTGATGATCGAGTAGTCACGAGCTGCCAGCGCCGGGTGTCGTCCCTCGGCGTGACTGATCATCATCAGCACAATCGCCTGCTCGGCTGAGCGGATGCCGAATAGGCCAGACTTGGCGATGTGTGCGCCCAGACGTTCCATCTCGGCGAATGACAGGCTGGCATTGGCGACAGGCACGAGAGCGTTCATCGGCTACCTCGTGGTGATCAGGAGGTGAGGCTGGGGATTGCCGAGCTCAGCGCCGGAAATTTTTTCGCCGCGGTGAAGCAATTTGCCGAGCGCAACGAGATCCGGTCGCATCAGATGGCGCGGGATCAGGTTCATGTCGATGATGTTGGTGCCGGCGCGGTAGCTCAGGCTCGCGGTGTATGCCGCACGCTCGATCGCCTCGCCGAGCTCGAGTGCCACCAGCATGCGTTCCATCACGATACGATGCACCGCAGCTCGCTTGTTCAGCCGCCGCGCTCTGGCGGACGCCAGCTCGGCCAGCGTCTCATCGGCCATGATCGTCTCGGCATAGCGGTCGAGCAGCTCCAGCGCATCGGACTGACCCTCGACGGTGTCGAGCCGCAGCTTGGGATCGATCGCCTGCTCGTCCGAGAGCGCCTCCAGTGCCTGCTGGGCGGCGCTGATCGCCGCCATCAGCCTGCGAGAGCTGGGCGGTTTCATGACGCCTCCAGTGGCCAGGTGATCCCCTTGCCGTGCTGCCATTCCCAGACGGTGTCATCGCCACCGTCGGTGATGATCACCCGGCGGGTGGTGCCGAGCCGCGCGCCGACATTGCGTGTCAGCCGCTCGGCGACGCGCATCGCCTCCTCGACGGTGACGAAGCGGACCTGGTCCTCCCAGGTGCCATCGGGGAAATAACAGTAAACGGAAAATTCGCCTCTAGTCGTCATCATCTGCCTCCGGTGGCATGCGCAGCAGCGCGAGCTGGAACCGGATACCGTTGAGCTGTTCATGCAGCGCATCGACTAAATCACCCGGCTGCCAGCGTGAGTATTTGCTTTCCAGCGGGTGCAGCTCAGGCGCGAGCTGATCCAAGAAATTGTGAATGAGCTCGGCGATGTGGGTCAGCTGCTCCTCATCGAGCAGCGACCGGTCAATGCTGCTGTCCATGTCACACATCTTTAACACTAGACGAGTGGTGACGCTGTGACACAATGGTGGATTGGAGGCCCATGTCATGACCCCGATGATCCACGGTCACCTGAATGCTGAGCATGTCGCTGCGTCCCAGCTGCCTCTGCACGAGCACAACAGTGGGACAGGCAGTCCCTTAGGTCAACTACGCCATGTCAGTGGTCGATTTTGCTCCGTGCTGAACTGCGACCACGTTTTTGCAATGAGCCAGTTGCACCACCGGTTCGGACCCCCTGCCGGCGGATCTCCGGATGCGCAGACAGAAGCTTGGCACGCAGCTCTTCATGCAGCCCGTGTGTTTGAGCAGCAAGCAGGTAGTTTGCGTCGATGCCCAATATGTGGGTCAGCGACATGAGCAGAAAAATCGACGGAGCCCGCCTACCAGTTTCGAGATACTTAATTGTGGATAGGTCGACGCCGGCCAGGTTGGCGAGCTGCTTGCGGCTGAGCTCTTGCACCTGACGCGCCCAGCGTAATCTGAGCCCGATTTCGCTTGCGGTAGCGTGGCGTTCCTGGCTGACCACGGCGCGAGCCATCATGTTGTATTCATCCCTGTCAGTGGTTCCCAGGATAGGGACATATTGTCCCCATTGCTAGGTGGTAATGGAAGCGTCATTTACACGCTTGACGGGTGACGATAGGTCACTCACCATCGTGCGATGAACCGGCATCAGCACCGGATCGTCATCGATCGGTTGGGGGGATACGCCACCGTGGCCAATCTGCTGAACGTCGAGCCCGAGACATCGAAAAAATGGCTATATCGGGGCATTCCCAGCAGGCACTGGCATCGCATAGCGGCGCTGCTGCCCGACATCACCGCGGAGTATCTGGACCGCACCAGGCCGGCGCGATGCAGGCGGCGGCAACGATGAGCAAGCCACCAGACGCGATGACGCTGGACGCAGTGCGGGCGCTGAACGCGTTCGGTCTGTCGGTGGCGCGGATCGCCGAGGCGCTGCAGACCAGCAAGGGCAGGGTGTCTGGCCTAATTCGCCGCCATGTGCAGGGCAAGGCACCACCACCGCGACCGAAACGAGAAAGACCGCCCAAACCTGCCAGGCTGCCGAAGCCGAAACCGGCCCCACCACCAAAGCCGACCCTGGTGGCGCATGATCCGGTGAGCGAGCCACGGGCTGGCGGCTGTCACTGGCCAATGTCGAACGGCAAGCCGTGGATGTTCTGTGGTGCGCAGGCCGAGCCCTGCAGCGTTTACTGCTATCGCCATCGCCAGCTCGCATCGGCGCGCGCGTCATGAGCCCGTTCGATCCCGATAGCGGGTTGTGGCGTGACGTGCCGCGCCGGCACGACGAGGACGATCTGCAGCGGGCGGTGGTGCAGTATCTGCGCTGGTCGCTGCCGTCGGACGCGACTGCCTGGCATATCCCCAACGGTGGACAGCGCCACTCCAAGGCTGCAGCTCGCCTGGTGGGGCTCGGCCTGGTCGCGGGGATGCCGGATCTGGAGCTGCTCTACCGCGGTCACAGCATCTTTCTGGAGCTCAAGACCAAGCTGGGCCATGCCAGCTCGGTGCAGCGGCAGCAGCATCGCAAGCTGCAGTATTGCGGTGCTGACGTGCTGGTGTGCCGCTCGCTCGATGCGGTCGAGACATGCCTGCGCGAGCTCGGCGTGCCGCTCAAGGGGCATGTGTGATGACCCAGTGCGTTGACGCTGCGTTAGAGGAACGGATCAAGCGGCATCGGCGTGCTCTCCTGATCTACACGCGGAAATGGGGCTGGGTGGTCGCCGAGGGTCCATTTGAGCGCGATGGCGTGTCCCAATACGTCACGCGTCCCAGCAGAGCGAACGTCTGGACGGGCGACATTCTGGCGATGGCCGAATTGCCGGCGGTGCCAGAGGTGGCGGCATGACCTACACAATCCATAACGATCCGCGCCAGGTGCGCATGCCGTGGGCGGCGCTGCCGCTCGCGGTGCGACGGCGGATCTACCAACTGCGGCACCGGATCAAGCGGGTGAAGAAACCGCAGACGCGTCTCCGACTGGAGATGCAACTGAGCGAGCTGGAGCAAGACGGGGGAGTGACATGCGAGATGAAGCAACCGAGTTCCATTTAACCGGATACGCCTCCCAGCAGTGAGCAAGGACGAGATGCCTGACTACACCGGCAGGATCAGGGCTGCCGGCAAGGACAAGATCCGCGGCTGGATGGTGGATCGCTTAGGCTGCCGGATCGTGATTGAGGGCGTGCGGGACACGGCGGGTGGCGGCTACCTGCTGACCGGCACTGTGGACATACCGGGCTGGCTGGCGCAGCCCGCCGACAAGGAAACGCCAAGATGAAGGCTTGCAGCGGTCACGAGCGACATGAGCACGATATGCGAACGGCCCGCGGGATCAAGCCGCGAGCCGTTCTGGTGTCCATGAGCGATGCTGGAGGCACGCAACAAGGGAGTAACGCAATCCCGATGTTGCACATGCCTCCCGCGTCGCGCAAGGGAGGTTTTGTGACATGACGCCGCATATTGCGTGGGCATTCAAGCAACGCAACCTGACACCGCTGCAGCGGCTGGTGCTGATGGCGATCAGTGAATACGCCAATGGCGATCGGCTCGGTGCGCCGTCGATCAGCACCATTGCCAATGCGATCGAGGCGACGCGCAAAACCGTGATCGTGGCAGTGCGGTTCCTCAGCGAGGATCGGAAGCTGATCAGCCTGGTGACCGACCCGGCGAAACGGCAGGCATTTTTCAAGCATGTCGGCATGCCGCTCAACTGCCGCGCGAATGTTTATCGCATCAACCGGCCTGCCGATGGTGTAACTGCTACACCATCCCGAGGTGCCACAAATGGTGTAACCGCTACACCATCCCGGCGCGCCAATGGTGTAACTGCTACACCATCAGATGGTGTAACCAAGACACCATCTCGCAGGCGGATGGTGAAATTGCTACACCAAGATGGTGTAACCAGAACACCAACAGATGGTGTAGCTGCTACACCCGAACCCCTTATTAACCCCTTAATGAACCCCTTAACGCGCGCGACTGCGTCGCACGCCGGGGCCTCCGCTGCCGCTCCGGCCCCCGAAGCAAGCAAGGAAGATTTTCAAACGGATGAAAAAGGGAAGGAAGCAAGCGGTGCGCCGGCAAAGGCCCCAGTGATCGGCACAACCAACGGTAGTGCCCCGCCGTCCAATGCGTTCCAGCCGCCAGGTGGACGACGCGACCCTTTCGATCCTGACGCCGGCTCGGTGGTGTTCCTCGACCGCATGCGGGGCAAGCCGTCCCGGCTCGATGCCCAGCCTGGCGATGTGCTGGTGGCTGATGTGGCGGACGAGGACGACAGCGTCGGCCCCAAGGCAACCGCGGCGGTGGTGCGCGGGCTCGGACGGCAGATGCGGCATTTCGCCATCCCGCACGGGCCGAAGGATCGTGACCAGCAGATCGCCGAGCTGGACACCAGCGCCATGCCAGGCGTGGCCAAGCCGCAGCAGGCGGTGCGGACACCTGCGGAGCAATACGCGCAGCTCATGGGCTGCTCGGTGGAGGAGGCGATGCAGCGGATGCCAGCGGTAGCCGATGCTTGACGCGAAATCGATGGCGGAATTACAACCGGGCAGCCGCGGTGACCCGCAGTCTCCTGCGGTGCGGACGCGTCGCTGGACCTGCGTGCAGACCCATCCCCAGGCTGAACGCTGGTGCAGCTCGCAGCTCAGTCACCGCGGCTATGTCACGTTCCTGCCGATGATGGCCGTGCTCAGACGCGACCGGCACACGCCAACCATCGCGCATTCAGTGCTGGTGCCGCTGTTCCCGTGCTACCTGTTCGTCCAGTTCAGCCAAGGTGACCCATGGACACCGATCCGATACGCAGATGGCGTGGCTAGGCTGTTCATGGCTGGTAACGGGTTACAGCAGGTCAGCGCGGGCGCTGTGGAGGGGCTACGCGCCTCGGAGGCGTTTCGGGCTACTCCCATACCAGCGGACGGCTGGAAGGCGCGTGGGGTGGCTTGCAGCCTCGGCGTGGGGCCATTCAAGGGGTTACCCGCGGTGATCATGGAGCTGCGGGCTCAGGTAGCTCGCGTGCAGGTGATGTTCCTCGGGGAATTGCGGCAGCTCAGCTGCCATACCGACCAGCTGGTGCCGCGCCATGGCTGAGCCCGAACGGCATGTGCGCAGGTTCACCGACGACGAGCTGCAGATCCTGGTGGACATGCTGAGCTGCGAGCTCGACCGCACCGATCGGTTCTGGATCAGACGCGAGTGGAACACGCTCAATGAGTTGCGGATGAAACTATCCGGCGCATTGGCCGAACCACGATGACACCGCACGAGCTGTGCAGCCTCACCAATGCAATCGCCAGCAAGCTGGATGAGCTCGACGACGATCCAGAGCTGCCAGTGATGCTCGCAGCAATCGGCCTGCTCGCATCGCGCATGCTCGCAACATATGCCGATCATCCAGTCAGAGCCGCAAAGGACTGGTGCGATCACGTGATGACCGCAGTGCGCCTCACGGCGCAATCAGAGCCGTGCAAGGAGTATCGCAGACATGCCAGGGCTACTGGACAAGGCAGTAAACCGAATTAAATCGCGCGGCGTCAAAAGTAGTAGTGCGTGGCCAATGGCCGTCGCATCACTACAAAAGGCGGGTGACCTAAAGAAAGGCACAGTAAAAGCGACCGCTCAAGGCGTCGCACGCAATAAAATGACACGCGCGCAAAGACAAGCGAAGCCACCGTGAGCAAGTTGTTGACATGACGCTTCATCTGCAGCCAGGAACTAACGGCAAACGACTGAAAACAAAGGGCAGCTGGCAACCCGGCCAGTCTGGAAACCCGTCTGGACGACGCGCCGAGGCCGACGGATCGCCAGTCGAGCTCGCTCGCCGTTACGCTGGCGACGCGATCGAAGCGCTGGTCGTTGCGCTGCGGTTCAAAGGCGAACGCGTGCCGGCTGCTCGTGAGATCCTCGACCGCGCTTACGGCAGACCGACGCAGACGATTGCCGGTGAGGTGAACGTCAACGTGCTGCATCTGCTCGCCGCCAGGCTGGTGTCCGAGGAGCTGGAACACGATCCACCAGCTCCGGTCGCCGTTCCGCCGCGGATTACCGACGTTCCAACCGAGTGACGCGCCGCTAGCTCTGTAAAGCGTTGATATCGTTGGATTTACAGACGACGCAACGTGTCGGCCACCTGCGCAAACGGTCGTTTACGGGCGCATCCGAGGTTTGGAAAAGGCCAGCCAGGCTGTCTCACGGCGTCTCAATAAGATGGCTGCTCCCGAGCCGGCTCGCATTGGTGCCTCCATGCGGGTGGGACCAGCCTAGGGATGGTGCCAACGGCAGCTGCCAGTCGCCGCGGCACCATCCCGCTGGCACCGGAACGATCCGGCCACGATGCCGGAACGATACGCCTCCGGGACGGTGGCCATCCCCCCCCCCTCGACGGCCCGTCGCCGGCACGGTGACCTCTGAGAATTTTTCCTACCCGCCAGGCGATCGTATATACACAGGCACATACATGACCAAAGCAGACATGCGTATCGAGGTGACAGCGATCCTGCAACAGATGCAGGCGCTGACACAAAGGTTGGCGCGTCTCCATGCTGAGCTGCACAATCGTCCGCCGCGGACGCGTGGTGACCCCTATGCGAGCTCGATGAGCCAGGAGCTGGCGCAGCAGATCATCGACTACCATCGTGCCAACCCGGCGATCCCGCAGCACATGATTGCCAAGCGCTTCAACCTCAATCAGGGTCGGATCAGTGAGACGCTGGCTGGCAAGCGTGCCTAGTGACCGCCTGTCCCTCATGTGCCATGCTGGCCCCCTAGGAGGCACACGGCATGTGGTTACCCAATACCATTATCGACCAGGTGGAAGAGCTGGCGCGCGTGCATTACGTCGACAAGCTGGAATGCCAGCGCTGGAACGAGCATCGGCAGCCAGGTGAGCTGCGGCTCTTAACCGGCTGGTGCTGGACGGCCAAGCGCGGCACCGAGTATCGCCAGGGCTTCAAGACCAGAACGGTAGCGATCAGGGACTGCTACTACGCGATAGCCTTGCAGCAGCGAGCGCCGATCTCTAAGCGCTCGCGCATCCGGCTGGTGGCGTGATGCCGCCCCCCCGCGCTGCCACTCGGCAGGAGATCCAGAAATTCGGCCACATCGCGACATTCCTACGAAAGGAGATGAAGCGTCGGGGCATGGGGAGCACAATGGAGCTGATCGAGGCGATCGGGCTCGGCAAGAAGAACGTGGCCCCATACTTATGGGTCAATGCGAAGGGAGCGCCGAGCCAGGAGAACCGCACCAAGCTGGTGGCGTATTTCCAGGTGCCCGAGGAAACCTTCATGGCGCGTGATCCCGAGGCAGCCAGTGGCAATGGCGCGGACCACAGCAGCCCAGCGCATTCCCCGGCTCCCCCCAAGACTTACCAGACGCTATCGGTCCAATTCGACGGACCCGAGGCCCGCATCAAGCTGGACATTGTGCTGCCCAACCGCAAAGCCTGGGAGCTGCTACGTCTCCTCCAAGGTGCCGGCATCACGGGCAACTCCGATGAATGACTGGGACTACCAGCGGCTTGCTGCGATGCAGGCGCAGTCGATCAACGACGAGCTCAGAGAGCTCCGACGCCAGGTGAGGCGGCTACGCCAGCTCGTGGCCATCCTGTTCATTGCCGGCAGCATCACCTGGCTCATACAATTCCTTTGAGGGGACCATCATGCGGGACGCCGAGCTCAACCTGATCCAGGCGATCATGCGTAAGTATGCCGAGATGCCGACGGAGACGCGCAGGCGCATCCACGACTATATCGGGGCACGGCTGGACACGATCCCCAGGATCGGCACCAACAGCGTGCCCGAGGCAGTCGAGCGACCGGAGCAGAACGCATTCCTGCAGCACTGATGGGCGACATCTGCTCGGAACTGGAGGCGTGGCTTCCTGGTGGCACCGGCAGGCGCGGCAGCTACGACGATCTGCGC